ATGGGCGTGTTTCTTCCTATGGAATCTGAGGTTGGGGAATCGAAAGGATGGTGGATATTGAAACTTAAAATAATTCACATCGAATGGGAAGACGCTAAAGCAACTTATGGTTGGCATTCGACGGATGAAATAGTAAAGCGAACTTTCCCGGTAACGACTGTCGGCATCCTCATACACGAAGATGCTGAGTCTATCACAGTATCGACATCATATGCGCGAGCAACCGGCGACTGGGCCGACCCGATAACCATTCCTAAACGCTGCATCAACAAGAGAAAAACCCTGATGGTTCTCAAGTGAGGGTACAATGCCGGACAGAGATAAAATAATCGAAGCGGACAATGTGGTGATGAAGGTACAGGAATTCCTTCGTCAAATAGGTTGGCGGGTGGATAAGCCACACGTATTACCGACCGGCGTTATCATATGCCGGATGTGCCCACTGCCTGAAGGGGAAAGACGCGATGATGATTAAGTACCACTAATTGGGCAAATCTTCGACACCCCCCTTGACAGGCTGTCCCAACTATGGTAAGTAGCTCATGACATAGCATCTGCGTCATGCCGAAAGTCCTGGGACGCACGAGAACACACAGGCGCCTCGACCAGTTTATCTGGCGGGGCGCCTTTCTCATTTTAAGGAGGAAATTTTGATGGACGAGAAGAAAAAGAGTCGCAATTCAAACTGGCCGTACCTCATCATTATCGCCTTCCTTCTCATCGTGGCGATAATCGTGCCTGCGTACAGTACGGCTACCCTGTTGGACCGTGATTCAGGCGGGTTCGCCAACACCCAGTATCAGACCTTCGTTTACGGGAATACGATGCCGGGTGGCGGATCGGATGATTTCACAATCCCTTCCACATTCGACCTCGATACCGCCGAACTATTCTACACCGAACTTCACAACTGGACCTTGCCGCTGAAAATCATCTCCAACACAGGCGGCGTATGCGTGATTACAGGTGACGCCACCTATGACTATCTGGTTATTTGTAAAGACTACGACGATTTCTAAGGAGGGCCAATGTTTAAGACTGTAAATTTCACGGGCGCGGTGGCGGCTTCCACCGCTTTAGTTGCGGCTCCGGCAACTGGCAAGCAAATACTTGTCAAAAAAATAGTTGTAAGTGTTGCCAAGGTTCAGAGCGGCAAGGTTCTGAAACTCTATGAGCATGGTAGCTCAGTGCCGTTTTTCGTCGTAGACCTTGGAACGGCAGGTGCTACGGAGTTCGACCCATCAACCAATAGCAATGGAGATTATTACCCGCTTACAGCAGCCACGGCTCTGGATTATGAGGCGGATAGCACGACCGGGAATACCAACTGCTCCATAGTGCTGAATTACGGGATAACGTAGCGATGTCAAGACCTAAAGGCAAAAAAACCATGAATCGTGCCGAAATCGAGTGCATCCTCCAAGATGCTGCGGTTGTCGGCTTCACGCAGGCAGCGAAAGAGCACGATATTGGCGTAAGCACCGCATATAAACTCACGTATAAACATCCTGAGGAATGGAAGAAAATCAGGGAGAAGATGCGGCCCCTCGTGGAAGCTGAGACCCGTGAAATGTGGACGCTGGCTCGAAGCCTTGTGGTCAAGCAGTTGGAAGCTGAATCGAAAAGACTTGAGAAAGAGGGTACTGAACCTCGAATTAAATTTGGCGAACTGGCTCGGATTATGCAGGTCTGCGGTATCCAGTTTGAGCGGTTTATCCGTATGGACGGCTTGCAGATGACGCTTGCGGAGCAAATCGCCGCCCTGCGCGAAGCCATAGCGAAGGGTCATCAGGATGCGTTGGATGTCATAAAGGAGCTTGCGAGTCAACTTAGCCTTGAGCAGATAGACGATGTCGCTGAACACATGCGAAAATCAGGAGTTGAAAGCGGAGAAGATCAAGAACCTTCTCCTTAGCTTGCGCGATCCCGCGAATTACCTTTCCTCTGTCGAGTCAGTGGAGGAATTACCCGCGTGGATGCTCAACAACATCTTCATCAACTCGAAAGACTTGGGGCGAATCCCCCTCAGTTTCGAGGACATCCCTGATTCACCGGCGTCATTCAAGTATCAGGGTGAGTTGGCAAAGGAATTCTTCATTGACTACAAGGCGCGGGATTACCGACTGGTCAAGTTAAAGGACCGGCAGATTGGTTCAACGACATTCTGGATAGCGGTCGCTCTAACTCTCAGTATGCATTTCCCGGGTTATCACGGTCGCATCGTTTTCCAGGATGAGAAAACTGCGATTGAACAGAAGCGCGAGAAGTTCGATTTCATGTACGCCAATATCCCTGCACATAATCGCAGACGCACCATTATTAACAACGAAACTCAGGTCACTTTTGAGAATGGATCGATGATTTTCTTCGACCATATTTTACCCGCGCATAAAGTGGACCAAGGTGCTTATCGCTCCTTCACTTGTCAATATATCATCGTTACAGAAGCGGGCTACTATGTAATGGGCAAGGAATTTTGGGAAGCCATCCGGTCATCACTCGCAACTCATGGTTGGATTGTTATCGAATCAACCCCGAAGTATCACGGCTGGTTCAGGAATATGTACATAGCGGCTCGTGAAGGTAAACTGCCCGGCTGGAAATCACGGTTTCTTGGCCGTAACGAAGTGCATAATAGTCCAGCAGGTAAGGCGCATATAGCGGCTTATATAGCAGAGAATGGGGAAGAGGCGGCACGGCGTGAATATCCCGAGAATGAAAAGGATTGTTGGATAGCGGTAGGCGGATATATTTTCCAAGTCGATATATGCGAAGCCACACTCGCCGAAACGCGCGAGATCAAGATTCCCCGCTACAGCATTGATGTGGTGGAACAGTGCCTCGTCGAGGATACGCAAGGCGATATGCAACTGACGGAAGGGCCGATAAAGAACGACTATCAGCTCAAAGACCAGTTCGGACGGCCTTTGGCTCAGGATGGCCGCTACATCATCAGCGCGGACGTGGGGTCGGGCGCGGAAGCAGACTATGATATTGCTTACATTGGCAATTTCGACACCCATGAAGTTATTGGGGAATATGCGAACAATACAATCAAACCCACGCAATTTGCCGACCGTCTCTACTTGCTCGGTAAATGGTTCAACTGGGCATTGTTGATGCCAGAGGCTAACGGCGAGTGGGGTAAAGAAGTTATCGACCGGCTCCGGGAACTCAAATACCCGAATTTGTATGTGCAATTCCAGACACCCGAAAACCGGGTGCAGAAGCTGATTAAGAAATACGGCTGGTACACCGACAAGACGACCCGCCCAATCATCATTGGCCGATTGGGTGAGAAGATTAGGACACAGCGGTTCAAGATGCCGTTCCGTGGTTTCTGGGAAGAAACACTCACCTTTATTGACAACAATGGCCGCCCCGAAGCGCAGGAGAATTTCCACGATGACCGGGTAATAGCGGCGAGCATACTCAATTTCGGGCTTGAAACCTATACGTGGCGGGTCCCGGCGCAAAGTGACGACTCGCATCTCGGGCCGCATGACGCGATGTATTACTTCAAGGGTAAGTTGGGGACTAAGGCGGGATAATGGCGCGAAAGTTTGATAAAGACAAGGAGCTCGAACTACTCAAAAACCGGTGGCAGATGTCCAACCAGGACAAAATGAATGCTATGGTTCCGGACGACTGCACACTGGTCGATGCCTACGCCACAATGGATGAAGCATTGATGTATCGAAACATCGAGTTTCCTCCCGGTTGTCCCGTAACACCATCCAATAAAGTCCTTGAAACCCGCCGGTTAATGGCATCCAAGATGGCGCCAAGGTTCCCTGAAGGTTCGTTCGGGCCGGTAGACGATGCCGATAACGCGTATGCTGACATGGCTAACCAGTGGCTTGAACACTGGCAGGAATCGCAACACTTCCCGAAATCAGCGAAGGAGATAATTGAGGACGGGCTTTCGTACAATGACCCGGCTTTTGAAGTAATATTCGACCCATATGATAACTACCCCGAAGGCTCGATTAAAATTGTCATAAGGCATCCTCTTGAATATGCGTGGGACCCGTTCGGCAATCAGTGGTGCATCATCATGGACCATCTGCCGAAAGAGCAGTTGGCCATGATGTATCCAGCCTTTCGTGAAAGAATCATGGCCATGCCTGATGCCGCGCCCCTATCACTCCGCTCCGGTGACGGCATTACGGGCGTGACCCACAGGTTCGATAAGGAATATCCCAAGACCGACTCATCCGGGCTGGGGGATTACAAAACCGGTTATGTCCGCATCTACAAGATGTTTGAGCGGTGTTATGACTATGAAGAAATTGACGAAGATGAAACTATAGATGCCGTGTTCAAGGAAGTCCAGGCGCTTGAGGATTACGAATTTCAGGTTGCAGAGCCGACTATGGAGGGCGGTGGGTTAGAGGGCATGGGGCCGACGGCGGCATTGACAAAACCTTATCAGCCGAATCTGGCATTTGATGAGACCGATGACCACCCAAAACATATTGAACTTCTGAATAATTGGTACATGGATTGGGCAATCACGCTAAGACGCGACATGGGTGAGGCCGCACAATCGACCATCGACCTGGTGAGACCTGAAGTTGAAGCGCACATTAAGAAACATACCACTGCGATTGAGTATATGAGGCAGGCAAAGTTGCCGATTGGGAAGCGCGTCCTCTATCCAGGTGGGAAGATGACCATTAGCCTTGAATTCATAGAAGTGCTGGATGTAACCGACAACCCGATTGGCATGTTCCCAATTCAACCCTTCTCATTCCTGCGCTACCGCAATCAGCGGTGGGGTCGTCCCTTCCTTCGCTATCTCATTCCCATGCAGGAGCGCCGCGATACCCTCGTGGCTCAATGGGCATTCCTTCTCAAGTCGGCTGTGCCAAAGTGGAAGCGGCAACGGCGTGGGACAGAGGATGGCGGTCATATTGACAATGACCCGACAAGAATTATTGATTGCGACGATGCGGCTGCTGAGGGATGGAGCAGCGCCAATATCAATTACCCCGACATCATCACGCTGATACACCAGATAGACGCCGATTTCCAGTCATTCTCCAATATCTTCGAGGCGTACCGGGGTCAGGTTCCGTCTGGTGTTAAATCAGGTAAGGGGATTGAAGCCCTGAGTTCAATGGCCGAGACGGTGACGAACCTCGATACGATGTCGCTTGAGGAATCGGCACAAACCCTCTTCCTCATAATCTGGACAATGGCGGTGAAATATTTGCCGCCGACACATTTCCAGCGCGTGCTCGGCTCCGAGTTTGAGCCGGAATTCTGGAAGGAAAAAATTGACATCAACAAGATTCAGGACATACCACTTGCTGTAAAGGCGGAATTCAAAGATCCCAGCAAGACGAATAAATTGATTCAGTTGGAGAAGTTATCCACATTGCTCGAAACCCCATTCGGCCAATACATATCACCTCGGGCCGTATCATACCTGTTCCAGAAGAATGCCGAATTAACGGGTATGGATGAAATCGAGGCGATACAGGAAGAGTTCATCGCGGGGATAGAGGCGCAGACGCAACAACTCATCGCGCAACAACTCGCGCAAATACAGTTACAGCAAATCATGTCCGGCGGGGGAGCGCCGCAAGGGAATTCCCCAATAGCAGCAGGCAATCAACCGCTTATGCCTGGCGGAAACGGCAGCCAAACCCCGCTGGGCGCTCCGCAAGGTGCAGAGGTAAATAATTCTGGAGGAAATATAAAATGAACGACGCGCAAAGTGAACCGAAACAGGAAGCTCCGATGAGATGTTTCATCGTGATTACGAGTCATCACGCCTCAAAAGCATTCACCCGGAGCAACCTCACCGAGAAGTGGGAACAGGCCAGGAAGAAAGGTGACACCTACATCAAGCTCGAAATGGCCACATTCCTTGTCGAGTCCATTCAGGGAGTCGTGGATATAGCCAAGGTCGAGAGATGTCAGAAGCTCTATCAGGAGCAGTTCAAACAGTTTGATTTAACCGTTCCCGATGGTCGCATTATAGCGCCTATTGGGTCCGGTATTTCTGATATTGGAGGACACTGAAAATGCCATCAGAGGAAACCACTCTGACAGAAGAACTTGAACAAACCGCCGAGGTTCAAGCCGAAGACAGCCAAGACCAGGCTGAAGCCGCGCGTCTTAAAGATGCCTTAAACCAGGCTGATGTAGATGCGCTCTTTGGGGACAAAGCGCCGACCGTCGAGGGAACACCACCTGAGCCGGAAGCGGAGATACAACCACCTGAGCCGGTCGAAGACGTGGAGGAGCCATCCAAGGAAGAAACCACGACTAAGGACGTTCCGAACCAGTTCAAGGGCGCGGTACAGGTTTTAGGAAAAAGACTTGACGTTGAGTATGAGGGCGATGACCTCACCCGCCTTGTCCAGAAAGGGCTCGCGTTTGAAACCTACGAGAAGTGGGATAAGGAACGTGAAGATGCTGCGCGGACTGATGAGCGTGAGAAAGTCAAGACTGAAGTATCGGAACAGGCCGCCTTGCATGAAGCGGTTTATAAAGACCTCTCCTATCTCTATTCGACCAACGCGGAATTCAAGGAATATTGGGACGACATAGCCAAGACCATGCGGGGGGAACTCCCCGGCTCCCTTGAGTATGCGAAGCGAAAGCCAGCGGAGCAAACGCCCAAGGTAGACCCGAAAGTAGAGGCGCTTGAGCGTAAGGTCCAAGAATTGGAAGCCGCCAAGGAAGAAGAGAGAGCGGAGAGGGAACGGGAGAAAGTTGACAGAGTTGTTGAGGGGATTATAAGCAACTTCTCGAAACAGAACCCCGGTGTCGATACAAAGGCGATTCTTGATTACGCCATTGCTAACCATTTTACCATTGAGGTCTTTGGTGATAAGGCGCTCGAAAAGGCTTATCACGCCATGATTGGCGAAGGCAAGCTCAAGGTCCCTGAGAAGCCAAGGGACGACGGGAAAGAGGTCATCGACCAGATCAAGGCGAGTAAAAAGATACCCCCCATTCCGGCGGGTACAACAACGGGTCGTGTCGGCAAGGTGGCTGATATGGACTTGGATGATAACGAGTTCAAGCGGAAAGTCATCGGCAGCTTGCCCTCAAACCCCGATGAATTGTTTAAATAGCAAGGAGGATAAATGTCTCTTGACCAATTGACCGCAACTACAAACCGCAAAGTCATAAAAACGATGCCCGACCAGTATCATAACCGGTTCGTTGCCATGCGCGAGATGTACCGCCTGGGCAATGTGGAGAAGCAGACCGGTCGTGAGGTTCAGGCAGCGTTCGAGTACGCCGAGACGGGTGCAGGCGGCTACGTCACCGGCGACCATACCGCTCTTACCCCCGCCGAGGAAACAATCATTGTCGGCACGTACTTCTCCTGGTGCTTCGCGCTCGTGCCCATGTATATGAGCCAGCGTGAAGCAAGGAAGAACACGGGGCCAGAGCAGTTGTTTAACCTCGCGGAGAAGAAAGGCGCATCGGCGATGAAGCGCCTGCAAAGACTCCAAAACACGTACATCTATACCGGCATCGGTTCAACCAACACACCGCTCGGATTCAACTACTTCATCGTAACATCCGGCACGGTCGGCGACCTTGACGTTGGTGTGTATACCACATACCAAGGCAAGACCAAGACTATCTCGGGTGGCGTGGGCGCTCTCGTGATGGACGACATCAACGACCTCATGGCCGATTGTATGGATGACAACGAAGGTCCCAAAATCGCCCTCTGCGACTGGGACATCTGGCAGAGGTTACAGCAAATCACCAACCCGCAGGCGACCTATGTAGGCGAGAAGTATTCGGCACGGCAGCTCAACGGCAAGTCTTTCGAGGCTTCCGCAATGACCTTCGTGTTCGATAAGCACTGCCCCGCCGGGAAGATTTACCTCATCGACCCCGCCACCTGGTATCTCATCTACAACGGCCCGGAAAGCACCTACGGCGTTGAACTCGGGTCTTGGGAGAAGCGCGTCGATTACGGCAAGACTTTGCAGTATGTCGTAGCCTTAACCGGGCAGAACATCTGCATCAACAGCCGCAAGAACGGCATTTTAACGATTACTTAGGAGGAACCCATCGTGAACGCAGCGGATGAGGAAACCACTCAAACCGTGGATGAAAGCCCTGAGACTTACAGCAAAGACGAGGCCAAGAAGACCTTGGCCCGTCTTTGCACCGATTATCCCAAGGCTAACTACAAATCATTGAAGGATGTGGTGGCACGGGGCCCCGAGGCCGTGAGGTACTTCGAGAACATCTTGACCGTCGTGCTCAAGAGTACAGATGGCACCAAAGGCTTGTCGGGTCGCACCGTAGCTGTCATAAACGAAGGCGACGAGGATGCGAGACTGAAACAAACCAGATATGCCAATGAGTTGACGGAAACGGTTTATGATGAGAAGCGGGGACGTGTTCGGTTTACCCACGCCCCGGGCGATCCGGTAGCGGGGAACCCCTTGGCCCGACACGGTTTCAGTTCCATCAATATCAAAAAGGGCACGGCTATGCGACTGCCTGAAGAAGTCGCCGAGATAGTCAAGGACTCTTGCAGGCAACCGTTGAAATTGGAGTATTACGACCCGAAGAAGCATGCGAAATACTTCAAGACTGCGGCAACTTACGATACGGTTGGCACCGACCCCTCTTACAATGATGAAGACCCGGAAGCGGATCCAGACATCAAACCGGATGCCGATGATAGGACTGCTTACGCACATGGCGCACCTAAACCAGGGTTCGTTAGTGCGGAGGTAGCGGAGGGCCACGGAATCCATATCCCGGACGGCCCTCTCGAAGGCATCCCTGTGAAATCAAGGAGGAGCAAGTGACGTACAAAATTACGATACCGGCGGGAACGAAACTTACCATACCCAAAACCGCAAATGTGGATATGGGCATCGCACCTGCTGGGACAAGGAATGCCGATATTGTCAATAAGCCGCATTACATCGATGAGACTATCGGCAAGGACGCTTACGAGGCAAGAGGAAATGCGGCCATAATCCTTGTTGGGCAATCTGAAGGGGAGATGAAGAGGTTCAAACCCTTCGAGAAGACCCATAGCCTCAAAATCGAGGAAGAGAAGTAAGACTTTGCGTGGGGGGCGGTGTCGTGAAGCCGCCGAGCCGTTGGCACCGCCCCTACGCCTTGTGATGAAATGGCACAAAAACTTACATTAGCCGCAATGCTGATCGAGATGCGGGGAACCCTGTCCGATGATGCGGATGGGATGTATACCGCTACCGAGAAGATACGCATCCTGAATGAAATCCAGGATTTGTTTGTCGGTGATGCGCCCTGTATCCGGGAGCAGATACACGCCACTATCCTGCCGACCTTCTCGGCAACCCCGACTTATCAGCGCACCAGACCCCTGAGCGCACCTGTAATGAACGGCGGCGGACTGAATGACTTCTCGGCATATGGCCTATGTACACGCAGCGACATTCCTGAGTATGCAGTGACCATAACGACTACGGGCACACCGGATAAATTCCAGTGGGAGAAGGATGCCGTCATACAAGCGTCAGATATCAGCGTGACCGGCGGGGAACAACTGCTTGAGGATGGGGTATATATCAAGTTTGCCGCGACTACGGGCCATACTGCGGGAAATTCGTGGTCATTCAAGCCGTTGGATATAACCATTGCGAAGGATTCGGAACGTGCCGACGGTGTTTTCATTTACAAGGTCAGCGAGTGTATCGGCATCGAATCAATCCTGCGTGTCGACTCAGCGGTGGCGGATGTGGGGCCGCGAGATGAGCGAAAACTGGAAATACTTGACGAAGACTGGCTCGATACCCTGACTCTGCGCGAGAGGTCCATGTCTTATCCCGCCGCCTGGCAACCCATTCAACCTGATAAGTTCATCCTGTGGGTGCATCCGGCAGCTACGGCCAATCTCACCATCGAGATATGTTTCCGGCGCCGGAACCGAGACTTGGTTGGTAATAACGACATATCCCTGATTCCCGCTGAATTTCACCGGGCCTTACCCTATGGGGCTGGTGCGATCGCATGGGAGCGCAAGGGGCAGACCGGGATGGCTGACCTGAACTGGAAATTTTACAACTCAAAACTTGGCGAAGCGATTAGACAATACAACTGCAAGGACTATCGGCCCAAATCGAAGATTAACCCGAGGTACTTCTGATGTCGATGTCTCAGGGCGTAATGGGTGTTCAGAATTTGCTCGTCGAGCCATTCGATGAGCTTGACCCCGCCCTTGACCTCGTTTCGGGTGAAGATAAAGTACCTAAGAACCGATGGGTAACACTCCATAATGTAACTTCAAGCCTCGACAGAGGCAATATGATGACTCGCCGGGGCTACGCGCAGTGCAATGCGACGGCTTTTGGAGCAACGGTGGATGGGATATACCGGTATTATAAAACTCCTGCCATCACTGAAACCCTGTATGTGGCCGGCGGGAAACTCTACAAAGTAACAACCAACTTCAATTCGCCGACCGAAATAACCCAAGTGGGCGGCGCATCTATGGGGACAACTCCAGGAGCGCATGTTCAATTTGTAACCATTGCGAAACCGGACCGCGGTGTTATCCTCAATTCCCTCAAGAGTGACGGCACGGGTGACGGGATTTATTATTACAACGGCACGAATGTAGCCAAAGTGAATGTCCCCAAAGTTGGCATAGCTGGTAACGTAACTGCTTTCTTATATGCGATGTTCCATCCGGTTGGAAGACTCGTTTTATTCGGCGCAACTGATACGGGGCAAGCAGGTTATATCTTCTGGTCAGCGGTTGATGATCCCACAAACTTCACGGTTTCCCTAACGGGTGGCGGCTTCTCGAAACTATACCATGACGAATCGGGCCTCCGCGTCACCTGCGGAGCCTATATTGACGAGGACATACTCGCTTGGAATGAATCGGCTTGCTATCGCATCAGCCAATGGAATTTATACGACAGTACGGGTGTCCCCCTCGTTCCGGTCGTGAAGGAAGAGATAAGGTTTGGCTGTGTCGCGCCTTACTCGCTTCAACGCTGGGGCTTGTACTGGATATGGCTGTCCGCCCAAGGTGTTTACAAATATGCCGGTGGTGTTCCAGAACATATCTCGGGAGATATTTATCCCGATAAGAAATTCCAGTTCACAGCTTCTTACGCAGCTTTGGCCGCCATATTTGCCCTTATCTACAACGACCAGTATATGCTGTTCTACAACAACACATCGCCAACTCTTACTTATAACCATCGCGCTTTGGTATGCGACCTGTGGAATAATACGTGGATGGAATTCCGCAATACCCCTTTCAAATGCGGCGCAATGACGGGCGGACACGACTTGATGAATCAGTTGTATTTCGGTTCGGCTGATTCCACGAAAGGTTTCATCTGGCGGTGGGGCGAACAAGAATCAGGTCCCTCTGCTCATGCAGCGGTTTACAGAGACAATGCAAAAGCATCTGATGGAACGGGCGATGCGATTACCATTGAGGCTCTTGGTGGCTGGTTTGATTTTGATTTCCCATTTATGCTCAAGTTGGCATCCCATATCGAGATTGAATACGATTTTGAAGGTGCGGGAACACTCACTGACGGCAAGATATATTTCTACTTCGACGACAATGATACCTATGATGATGACGGTTTAGGTACAAATTTACATTACATCACGATTCCCACGACCGCAAAGGTGCAACGGCTATACTTCCCCCGGTCTAATGGCGGCGTGAACCTTAATCTGTATTTCCGAAAGATGAAAGTCAAATTTTATGCCGTATGTAACGGCAAGGCGATTATCTTCAAGCGGTTCAGGGTATATGCCCTGCCCATAGGAGCGTTCCCGGCTAAGACGTAATGGCGACAAGGATAAAAAAACCGAGACTTAACTTGAATCTCCGGCAAGTTCCGGGGAATCTCAAGGAAGACATTAATCGGATTTTCGGGCGTGAAACCGGAAGGGCGCTACTTGACCACATTGAGGAGATTCGTTTTCTCTTCACTAAAATACAGCCGGAGATAATACATGTTACCGATTCGATAATCGATACTGTAACCATTCCCTATCAAACCCTCGTAACCAGCGCCTCGAATCTCATAAGCGGTGAATTATACGGCGTCACCAAGACAAAAAGCGTACTTGTCACCGAATCCGAAACATCGGTTGAGTTCGACTGGTACGACTCGCTCCGGGAAAGTCATATCGTGGTCGGCCCGGGTAACGGTGTCGAGCCTCATGCCTTTATCGTGAATCCGCAATATAACCTGAAAGGATTTAGGGTGGGCTTCGATGGTTCGGGTAATCTAACGCTGCTACAGCGCAATGGCATAGCCATCCCCGTCAACGGTCAGCCCACCCGCCTTATGTTTGTCCGATACGTTGAGGATACAGCAATGCCCAATAACATCCGCGTCGAGCCGGTAGACCTTGCTTACGGCACAACGATTAAGCTCTGGCAGAGGGTGATACCAGAATGGGAATGAAAAGTAAATCACTGACAATACTGATTCTTCTGATATTCCTGGCGATTCCGGCGGCGGTATACGGGACCAACTTCTCATATACGACCATCAACTCGATACGGATTAACGACACCGTTCCCGTACCAAACGGTTGGGTTTACGGCAATGTCTCAGTGTACCTCAGTGAAGGACTGGAGATAGTAACCTACACCGAATCAAGCGACGGGCTTCAGGTGGTACTCGGTATTGATGCGGCGCTCCTTCCTGACCTTGGCGGCACATACCTGAAAGTGGACGCGAGTAACGATCCGGTGACGGGAAGCCTTGAAGTCGATGAAGCTGTAGTGGCATATAAGCTGAAACTGGTGGATGACGGCGGAAGTGGTGTTGACGGAGAGATAGAACATGTGGCGGGTGATATAACAACTGACCACACATACACATGGCCAGCGCCACCCGGTTCAACCATGTACTTGAGAGTCGCTGCGGACGGGACTATCTCTTTCGGCACACCTACGGGAACGGCAGGGGGTTCCGATGGGCAGATTCAAGTCAATGATAGCGGGAATTTTGCCGGTATAGCCGATGGAACGGCGGGTTACTTACTTACAACCGACGGCTCACATAACTATACTTGGACAGCCCCGGTAGTCGATACGAATGATAAGGTCAAAGTCACCACCAATGATACAACTGCGAATTGGCTTTACGACAAAATAACAGCGAGTACAGGCATCTCCATTGCTGAAATAAATGATGGCGGTGATGAGGATTTACAAATCACCTGCACCGTAGTCGATACGGATACAAACGATAAGATAGCTGTCTCAGGAACGGATACGACTCCCGATTACCTGATGAGTAAACTGACGGCCATCACCGGGCTCACTTGGACGCAGCGGGGTCCCGGCGGAGTGGAAACGCTTGAGGGCAGTGTGACGGCCGATTTCTCGGTCATTTCGGGGAATGATGTTGCAACCGATGTATCAGGGGCGGAACTGGAGGAATTGACCGATGGGTCGGTGACGACACTTCACACCCACGCGGGATTACCCGCCTCTATTGGCCCGACTGCGGTGGCCGTCGGCGTCATCGAGATAATCGACTGCGGTGCCGTCACTACCGATGCGCTACATTCCAGCGTTATGGTCAACTGCCAAACCACCAATGACGGCATTGTGTTCCCGGCGGTTTTCAGTAGAAGCCCGGTCGCCGGTGATGTCACATATTATTGGTATGTGGATGGTGGGGATTTGAAGGTGAGTATTACTAACGATAGTGGGTTGGAAATAAACGCAATGGTTTGGTATCAAATGGAATAGGAGTTTGAAATGAGAGGAATAAAGACGTATGTAGTTGTAATATTTTGGAGATGGTTGGCATAATGAATAGCGGTGTTTATATATTAAGAAACTTACAGAATGGCAAGGTCTATATTGGTTCGGCTATAAATATAAATCGTCGAAAGCAGGAGCATTTTAAGACTTTACGAAGGGGCATACATTCTAATATTCATTTGCAACGAGCTTGGGAAAAATATGGAGAATGTTCTTTCGAGTGGAAGGTTTTAATCCATTGTGGTATTGATGACCTACTCCACTATGAGCAAAGGGCAATGGAAATCTATAAAGAAGCAAATAGGAAATTATATAATATTTCTCCAACTGCAGGCTCTACGCTCGGAATAAAACATTCAAGGGAAAGTCGTATTAATATGTCAAAGGGCCAAAGGGGTAGGAAGCATTCACTTGAAACCAGAGCTAAATTATCATTAGCTGGTAGAGGAAAGAAGAAATCATCAGAGCATATACTTAAAATGTCGGCAGCTAATAAAGGACATAGACCATCTCAGACAACTATAGATGCCTCTGTAGCGGTACGTAAAGGAAAGAAACTATCACCAGAGCATAAGGCAAAATTATCAAAAGCCCTTAAGGGAAAGAATTTTACCCCAGAACATAGATATAATTTAGCAATGGCGCAAATAGGTAGGAAGTGTTCATTAGAGACAAGAGCCAAAATATCAGCAGCACATAAAAGAAAGAGACATCTGCAAATAGAGGAGAAAACATGCGCAACATAATTATGATTATGGTTATTGGTACATTATTTATTATGGGGTGTTCTACAAATATAATAACACCGGCATATGGAAATGTGGATGATGCCAGTTCATGGGCATGGCCCTTCGCATATGAACTTATGATGCTGGAAAAGCAATACGGCGGCAGTTACCCCATAACCGGAGTCGACCCCGGCAGCGAAATATTCTGGGTTGATGGCGACCAGTCGGGGTCATTCCCGCCGGGTACTTTGTTTGAGGTATCGGGCAGTACCGGAAACGACGGGGATTATTCAACCGTTAATTCAATGTATGTCGACCCGGTTGGCACATGGATTAATGTCAACGAGGATGTCACCAGCGCGGTTGCAGACGGCACGATAACCATTTTTACCTGGGTGCCGGGTAGCACATCGGAAATATGGGTGGGGTTCTACAACAATGCCGCTGACGCTTGGCAAATCTCGATGGTCGCTGATGACGCAATACCTGGCCAAATGAGTTGTCAGAGAAATAGCAATGCCTGGAGCGCTGATGGTTACTACGGATTGGCTTACATCGATTCGGGCAATGATTTGAACTATATGCAGAACGCAGATGGCGACTGGATACCGGACGGCGCGTGGGCGCTGTTGGATGATGATGCAAGTTATAATTGGATAAGCGTGGATGTAGAATCGCGACAAAATTATGTGTGGGCTGTACCATTTACAACTGGAAATGAATTTACATATTGTAATTTTATTGACTTAGCTGCCGCTGTTCCGAATTGGACTTTAAATACTATCATCTCTCAAGTGATGGATAACACTCATTACAGTATTGCACTTGATAAAGAGCTTGCTGGTTATGTAGGTTTTGTGGGTATATTGGGGGGTAGTGTTGTTTACACATATATCCACCCCGTAACTCCTGCATCGTTACAAACATTGTTGACAACAGGTGCAACTGGTGATTATCCTCAAATATTGGGTAATTTTGCCAGTAGCATATTTTTTACAGATGGAAATGTTCTTTATTTCCTCTCTAACGTTATACATTGGGCATTGCCCGAATTTGAAACCGTCTACACCGCGACCGCGCTCACGTCCGACTACCACACCGCCCACTGTCCCGCAGACGACACCATCCACGTCGCCCTCGTCGATGACGGCGCAGATTTAATTCATCTTGACCGTAATCCAAACAGGTGGGCAATCGAAGGCATCGACACCGCCGGGATGGGTGAGGGGTACTTCTCCCCACTCATTCAATGTGACAAGTTCGGTAACATCCGCATGTGGTGGTGCAGCACCGGATTGGTGAACGACTACATCAAGACTTGTTATTCCAGTGATTTAGGTAAAACGTGGGGTGGCATAACAACGATTGCCACAATCGACCCTGGGATGCTCATGAAATTATCCGGGCCGGACTACTGCCCGGTCTACGGGGGCGATTAAGGTGCCCAAGGCGCTTGAAGATAAACTGAGGAAGGAAGCTGATGCTAAGGGACTCACGGGCGAACGGAAAGACGCTTACATTTTCGGAACTATGCGTAAGACTGGGTGGGTTCCGAGTACGCAGAAGCATCCGAAGGGACACGGCATGTTGGCGGATTATGTTAATCGCAAGAAGGAGAAGAAGTAATGGCATACCCATATCCAGGAGTGCAAACTCAACCAGAGGAAAAGAAGAAAGACAGGCAGACGGCCTATGACGATTGGATGGCGAAAAAGAACGCTCCGCCTTACATCCCTCCCACTGCTCAGGAGCAGGAGTACAAGGAGCAACTGCAAGGGCTTGTCGGTCCAGGTGAGGCATACAACAAGACCCTGGACGACTACATTGCTGAATTGGGTGGCCCCGACGCACTCAAGGCGCTCAATCTTACCCCGGAGATGGTGTCGAAATTCGCTGGGAATCAGATGAGATACCCGAAGCAATGGCAGGAGAAGGAGACGGCGCGACGGATGGGTACATATAACCGCAATCTCGCGCTTGTGGGAAATAAAGCCTTATCAGGGATCATGGGCGGCGGCGGCGGCGCTTCATCCGGTGGTCAATTCGCGGGAGAGCGGTTCGCCGATATTGCAGGACGCGGGGCAGTCGACATCAAGGCTCAGGTTGGCGAGGAAGCATATAACAGGCAACAGCAA